CGAGAGGTAAAGCGTCAGCCATTTTAATTGTGTCGTTATACATTACAGTAAGATATGTTTGTAAGACTTCATGCATACTTGTACCGAACAACGTATGTATGTTACCTTTAAAATCTCTTAAATCATCAACATACATAAGTTTCCACTTATGAGGGCACTGGTCCCATTGTGAAAACTGACTATAACTAATTCTCGCCACTTGACTCTAACCCTACGTTTTTTAATAAATCATCGAATGAAACTTGTTCTGATAATGACATTTTGTAATCACCCAAATCCAACTCACCTTCAGGTATATTTGTTAACATTCTAATATAACTGCCTAAATCATTGTCGTCATCAAAATGTTCACACATAATCTTTAGTGCATCCATTATTGTCATCAATCCATCCACCTTCCATCATTTACTAAATGATAAGTTCTATGTTTTAATATTTCATACATAAGACCAAACCAACTTTTTGATTTATATACACCAGCTTTACATTTATAAAGATACATTACTTACCCCACTTACCACGATTTACTATCGTTGCCATAATACCATAATTACTAACATCAAGATAAGCATCTTCCAATGGTTCATCTTTTACTGCAGACTCTCTGTTATTCATTAATAATGTTTTCATTCGTTGTAATTTATCATTCATACGAAACCACAAACCAGTTAATGATAATTTAATTTCTTCTGGTGTCTGTAGTTGTGTGCCTACTGAAATATTACCCGGACCATAATCGTGTTGTTTGTGTAGAAATAACTCATATTGTTGTCGTTGAATTTCTTTAAACTCTTTAGTCATTTCTGGCCACTCTTTTTCCATCTGTTCTATAACATCATAACTACTCTCACGACCTTGAGCGTGAGCTTGTTCATCGATATCTGTAACGTATTCTTCCATAACGTTAGATTCTTTTATAACCTTTGACATATATGTCTCCTAATTTACATAACTGAATATAAGAATAATTTACTATATGTGTCAAGCTTTTTTTGGTTCATTTCCTGCTGTATAACCACCTACACTACCCAACACATTAAGACCAGCCTTTTCAATCTTCTTGGGTTCAATACCCCACTTTCTTGCTAACTGACCTAACTCAGCCATACCACCTTCTGTAAGATAGTACATATCAATAGCTTCTTTTGCTTCTTGTTTACTAACTTCCATATCATTGCTTACTATATTTACTAACCAATTTGGATAATTCATATCGTTTCTCCCTTTGGTGTATTTCAACCATTGTTTACCTTTTGGTAATATATTAATGTACAACTTATATAACTCTTTTGGTTCTAACTTGTACTTTTGAAGTTCATTTACTAACTCAACCCACTCCATCTTCATAGATAAAAATCTATTTACCATATAGTTTGACCAAGATTTTCTATCATCTACTGATAAAGTATCGAAGTAATCTACTTTTTGTACAGCAGTCACTTCTCTAATATGGTCAAACAAACTTCTTTTTTTCATCAAATATCTAATTTAAAATCAGGTTTTTTTTCTTCTTCACTTTCATCTAACATACCCTCAGCTATTTTACCACAGTTACCACAACTAAATACTTGCACAGGTATCATTGTTTCTTGTCCTGTTGGTGATACTAAAGCTGATAATTTTTTTAGTATAAAGGATTGAATCCATAGATAATTACCACATTCTTTACACTTAATTGTATCGGCTTGTTTTAAATCAACTTGTACTTGTTGTTGTTTCCTTGGTAGAGGTCCTTTTGGATGCATACTCATTTGATTACTCCTAATAATTCTATTAACATAGCAATAGCATTGATTTCTTTATCAACTACTTGACTATCTGAAAGTTCGTATCTTGCTATAATCAAGATACATTCTGCTACGTGTCCTTTACCCCAAGTATCTACTTCATCGTAGAGTAATCTAAACAAATCAGCAAAGTCTGTAACTTTATTGTCAGCTAACAACTGTCGTATTTCTTTGAAAGCTGTCTTTTTATTTTGTGTTTCAAGTATTTTTAATAACTTTAATTTGTAGTCATTTTGAATTATACTTGATGTATCTAACTTTATCTTACCATTCACAATGTTTCGCTGAGCTGAATTGATTACTCTACGAATATCTGGATAACCCATCTCGACTAAAATCTTGATATCTTCTGGTGTGTCCATAATGTTCTCTTGTAACAAGATATTGTGTAGATGTTTAGCAACTTCATTTCTACTTGGAGGAACAATCTGAAATGATTGACATCTACTTTGAATCGGGTCAATGATTCTCTCAACAAAATTACAAGTCAATATAAACCTACAATGTTTTGAGAATGTTTCCATAAGATTACGAAGAGCTGCTTGAGCGTTTGGTGTAATGTAATCACACTCATCTAAAATAATTACTTTCATATCTTTGAAACCGACTGTAGAAGCAAACTGTTTTACTTTGTTTCTAACTGTATCTACATTGTTTTCATCTGAAGCATTTATGTACAGATAATCACACTCGATATTCTTAACAAGAATCTTTGCAAGTGTTGTCTTACCTGTACCAGCTTTACCAAACAACAATAGATGTGGTAAATCACCGGTCTCTAAGTAGTGTTCTACTTTTGATTTTAGATGTTCGTTTCCTATATAGTTATCTAAAGTGTCAGGTCTATATTTTTCTACGAATAAAGTGTGTTCTCTCATTAATCAACGTCTTGTGTTGCAACTAAGTAATACTCTGAAGAATAGTCATCTACTTTAAAAGTCATCTTTGCAAGACCTGCAGAACTGACTTGAAGTAAAGCACTTTCACATTCTTTATTAGCAGTTAATATAGCACTAAAGTAATCTGCACTGAATGATACATTATCGATATCACTTGATTGAGTAGTTGTTACTGGAATCGTAACTCTGTTTGTGTTTACTGAAGAGTAACCAATTATTAGTTGAGTTGTTTCACCGTTAGATACAACTGTAAAAGTTGATGTTTCACTCAAAGCTGACTTACCAGATATAAATTTATTTATGACACTATTGGTCAAGTTAATACTCAACTCAAAGTCTGGTATAGTTTTTAATGCTGGTGGTTCGTTGATTATCGAAGGGTCACTCAACATATAGTTTACTGAAGACATCGAATCTGAAATCTTCATTGAGATTGCTTTACTCTCTGATTTAGTGACATCTACTCTGATATCATTTTCTAAAACACCTAATAATTTCATTAGTTGTTCTGTATTATAAACACCAAGATTTGCATCTTCAAACACCCACTTACTCATTTCAACTGTACCTAGTAAATTTTTATCACCTGAAACGAATTTAGTAGTTAATGTTTGATTAGATGCAGAACTATTAATAAGTACTGATTCACCAATACCACCAAGATAGTACTTGTTAATAAATCTTACTAACTTCTGTTTATCCATTATGATTGCTCCTTATTATTATAACCATATATACATATATACGAGTTTGTTCAAAATTAAAAAAATCTTTCCAATGTCTTCGTCGCATCAGTTGGTTCATCCCAACCTAAAGCTTCATACAACATCATTATTTTTTTGTGTAATACTTGATTGTAAATCTTTTCTACATTAATAAATTGTCTAATAAATTCTAAAACCTCTGGTGGGTCTTCGTGACCTTTGTAAGCCATTGTTGGTAAGTTTAATGGATTTTCTTTTAAATAAACCCACTTTATTTTTTCACCATTTGATATTGGTGTGAATCTTTTTGATATGTTTTTATACGTAAGAAAATCATTGTAAAATATAGAACTCTTGACGTGAACTGGTGTACCCATTGTATATGAACTAAAGAGACCACTGTCTTTCAAAGTATACTTACTGATACGCTTTACACTAATTGGAATTGCTATCTTGTTGAAATCCATTAACTTCATACTATTTCTGAAATTAATTATGTATTTATCTAATTGTTCTTTTGGAACATTCATTAATATATCTTCTAATACTTTTGATAACATTTCTTTCATAGCCAGAGGAAAACTAGCTCGAACAACATCTAAACCTTTTATCAACATCTTATCAACTTTCTTACCATTGTCATTAATGATTTTCATACCATATCGTTTCTTCGTCACGAATAAACCACTCTTTGCAATGACCTCTTGTTTGATATCAAATCTATGGTCGTCTAAGTTACAAAATCTTTTTGCAAAGAAATCATAACTTTTGTTGAGATAATCTTGAACTTCACTTGCAATCTCAAGAATTGCTTTTGACATCGTATCTTCGTTTTTGATATCTAAATCTGGATATCTTTTCTTTACTAATGGAAGTGCTGAATAGAATACTGAATCAGTATCGATATAAATACAACGATTCTCTGTATCGTTTAATTCTTTGTTGTAGTAATTGTTTGCAATCTTCTTTGTAAACTTAATCAAGGATTGACCAGTCAATGTGGTTGCTTCTGCATTATCTAAATCATAAAATCTAAATGCCGGTAGACCTAAAACACCATACAAACTGTTTAACACAATTTTTTGTAGATGTTGTCTTCTATCAAAATAATCTGACTTTTCTTTATCACCTTGTTCGTGAAACTTTTTAGATAATTTTCTATACTCAACTCTCTCATTAAACCATTTCTTTAACAATGCTGGTAGTAAACCTGTTTTATCTTTTCGATATATTACACCATTAGTTGCAATAGATATATTTTCATTATCTAACATATTCTTCAATTCTGTTTCAGTAAATCTATTTAAAAGTTTATTACCTTTCATAAATGAATATGTTTTTTTATTATCTTTTCTAATAAACTCTTCAGGATTCCAACCTTCTATCTTACCTAATTTAGTCTCAGGAGATATGTTTAAAGACATTATACACGACGGATACATCGAAGTAATATCCAAGTCATATACCCAATCGTGTTTACCTTTGATAGGTTCTTGAACGAACGCACCTTCAAACTTTTCACCATTTAATTTTTTTCTGTTGTAATTTTTATTCGGAGCTATGATATTTTGTTTTTTCAAATAAACTAATATTGCACCTTCTAAATATCTTGAAGACATAAACACATCTTCATACGGACAATGACCAAGATGTGCTAGACCACGAGCTATCTCGATAAAATCTAACTTATCATCAATTCTCTGAATAAGTTTTACGTCTTGTAAGTTATACTCAACAAAAGTTGTTAAGTCGTTTTCATATAAATCATTTAGTGTACCTTCATATGCTACCTTCTTTTCACCGACTTCTAACTCAGCAATTGCATCTAATCTATAAGATGACCTCTCACTAAAAGTATACTTTTTATATAGTGTTAAATAATCTAAAACACTAACACCTGCTATCTTGTATCTATCTTGAAAGTCACTCCATTGTACAATATTAATTGGAGATAAAGATGAAGCTATATCTGAACCTAATACTTGTTGTGCTCTGTTATAAAGATAAGTCACGTCAAAAAACTCTACATTCCAACCTGTTAAAATCGTTGGTTGAATTTCTAAATACTTTCGAAAGAAAGCATTCAATAAATCATACTCATCGTCAAATGATACTACGATATCATCTTTGAACTCACCTACTTGTTTCTTAGGGTCAAGTACATAACAATAATATTGTTTTGTCAAAGGGTCATTAAAAGCTATTGATGTTATTTTGTTTGGAGCTTTCAACGGGTCTGGAAAACCATCTGTAACTTCAACCTCAATATCAAATATCATTACTTTGTGACCAGTTGAAGGTTCTTCTGAATCTGTATAATTATCTACTAAAACTCTTATCTCTGGATTTACATCTGACTCGAATAAATCAGGTTGTTCTTTGTCCCATTTATTAATTCTTTTTAGTTTGTCACCATATAACGAAGTGTATGTACCACTTGAGTGTTTAACATAAGCATATTTTTTATATCTAAATGTAAGATGACCTGCTTTGTCATCCCAGATATGCATCTTGTTTACTCTTCTATCGTAATAAATGTTTTGATACAATTATATAGTTCTCCAATTTAACTATGTGAATATACGAAAAAAAACTTATGCTTGTCAAGCTTTTTTTATAATAATTTTAATATTTTTTCTACTGTATTGTCGTCTGTTTTGATGACGTGATAATCAATATTATTATCATCTAATGTTTTTACACAATGTGCATCTATTTTGATTGAGTCTTCTAAGTTTTGAAATCTCTCTGCATCATTATGATTAGCTTCTGGTCTCTCTAACATAATATTAATATTATCGTAATTATTATGTAAATCTAAAACCATTTGATTAAAGGCTTCTGAATAGAACTCAGCTGGATAACCTTTACTATACCAAGTCTTGTATATTAATGAGAATAACACTGGTGAATCTACAACAATATAATCGACTTTCCCATAACATTCTGCTATACCTCTATGTTGATTAGCACATACGTAAAGTTGGTCTTTAATAGCTGGTAGATTGTCATCCCAAGCTAATCTTTTTGGAAACTCGTATGGATTATTACAAGTAATATGTTTTCTTTTGAGTTCGTAAAAAACCCCAGCGGCTATAGAAGATTTACCTATACCAGGTCCACCAAAAAGATTAATTAACTTACTCATAAAGATTGTATGAGACTGAACAAATAACCAAACACCGCTACTACGTTTAAAAAAGATAAGTTGTATTGTTTAGTTTTTTGTGTTTGAATTGTTAATAATGATAAACCTATTATCATACCAACTTTACCGATTTGTGTATTTATAAAATAAGGTGATATCATCATAATCAAAGTACCAAGATAAATTACACCAAATTTATATAATTTTTCATTCATTTAAAACTCCATTAAGAAAGGGAGGGAATAAATCCCTCCCCTTTTTAATTACTTTAGAAATTGACTGTCAACCCTATGTTAGCATAACGTGGTGTTCCTAAGAATACCTCAGCGTTATGTGGTAGGTGAAGTTTATCACCATATCCATTGTAAGGTGAGTTGTCAACTGCATCTTGTACATATAGTGCATCAAGTGCATTGAATACGTGACCTGTTAGACTCATATCAAGACCACCAATCTTTGGTAGTTTGTATGAACCGTGTAGGTCTAAACGATTATACCCTGGTGCTTGCCATACTTGGTCTCTGTCTGCATCAGCATCACTACCATCGTATTCACGAGCTGCAGGACTCCAATCAGCGTAGTTCTTATCGTACATTTTGAAAATACCTTGTAGTCTAAGACCTTTGATTGGTGTAAGTGTTGCACCTAAGACATAAGAAGTCTGAGGCATATCACCTACGAATAATCCATCAAGAGCAT